TGCTAATCCAAGGGCTGTACGAGCGTCTGAGGCACTTGTGGAGCCAGTTCCACCGTTAGCTATGGCTATTGCTGTACCATTCCATGTACCAGTTGCTATTGTGCCAACCGAGGTAAGGCTTGATGCGGTTACTCCTGAACCAAGAGTAGAGCCAGAGAGTACAGAAGTTCCTGCAATCAGGAATGACTTTCCGGTTAGAAGGTTCATGTTTTCTGAAGAAGTCCATGCGTCAGTTGCATCAATCCAGTTAAAGGTCTTGTCTGTTGCACCCTTGAGCGTAAGACCACCGCCATCAGCACCTGCGTCTGTCGGAGTTGCCACTGAACCAAGTTCAATATTTTTATCATCAACCGTTATTGTGGTTGAGTTAACTGTAGTTGTTGTACCATTTACCGTTAAGTCACCCGAAAGAGTAAGAGATGTACCAGATACCGCACCAGTAAATGTTGCACCCGAAAGTGCTGCAACGTCTGCGACCAAAGCAACTGTACCAGTTGCATCTGGAAGTGTAATTGTGCGGTCTGCTGTTGGGTCCGTAACAGCAAGGGTTGTTTCATGATCATTAGCAGTTGCACCTTCAAATACCATACTTCCACTATTAAGTGTAAGCCCTGCAAATGTTACACTTGCAGAGGTTGCTACATCTTGACCAATAGATAATGTGTGAGCTGTTCCTTCACCCGTTGTTGCTGCAGAAGAAGTAACGCCAGTTCCACCAGTTATTGTTCCTACATAGTTTCCTGAAGTATTAGTTCCAAGTGCAATTTCTATTGTTGTTGAAGCAGCTGAGGTTAAACGACCCTGAGCATCAACCGTAAATGTTCCAACCGATGAAGCAGAACCATAAGATCCTGCTGTAACTGCAGTAGCGTCAAGGTTTAAGGTAAGTGTGTCAGTTGCAGAGGCTACCGATGTCAATCCTGTGCCACCAACTATCGTAAAGGTATCTCCACCAGAAATGGTGAGATTGTCACCATCATCTGCATCTACTGTAAATGAAGTAGATATAGAAGCTGTTCCAGCTGCCGTTAAGCGACCTTGAGCGTCAACAGTAAAGGTTGGAATTGCACTAGCTGAACCATATGATCCAGCTGTGACTGCTGTATTATCAAGGTTGATAGTTATAGTGTCTGTGGATGAACCTGCAGACGTGAGGCCAACTCCACCAGAGATTGTTAGAGTATCTGTTCCTGTTGTTATTGTTTGATTTGTACCACCGTCACCTGCAACAGTAAATGTAGTTGAAACTCCACTAATTGCAGTATCAACATAAAGCTTAGTAGCTGCATGCGCGTTAGAAGATGGCGTTGCAACTGAAAGTGTTCCAGAAAATGTTTTATTTCCAGTAACTGTTTGAGTACCCGAAAGACTAAGGAAAGCCCCTGTTCCAGCTATAGCTTCTACGGTAGTTGCAGTCCCACCTTCTCCGCCAGTACCCTTACCATAATAAAGCGTATTGTCCACTTCATTGAATGCTATTTCTGCGTTTTGTAGAGATCCGGGTGCTCCAGCAACTCCAGATGCTCTTCTTTTAATTCTAATTGTATTAGCCATTTTTAAAAATTTCCCCCATCAGTAAGGTTAGAGTCGGCATAGTTGACCCACTTTGACCCATTATGCCTAAGTATATTACCTGAAGCAACAGAAGTAATAGTAACGTCACTTAGCCCATTTAGAGCTTCAGATGCTTGTATTCTATCTTTGATGGTCAAATGAGAGCCTGCTGGGTTAATTCCAAGAATAGTTTGGACAGCTTCCATTGCATCGTTTATATTTGCATGCTGTTGCGCGTGAGGTACTGTGGCAGAATTTAAAGTATCTGTAGCAGTTGGATTAATCAAGACATCTAAAGAGTTGGGATAATTTGTAGCCATTGTATCTTCCTATAATGATAATATTTTTGTAGAATTATTTTCCCAGACTATAGTTAAACTAGAGTCTAAGGGTGAACCAGTAAATGGTAAATTTAATCCAGTATCTATATAAAATAGTAGTCTAGAAGTAGCTGGATTCCCCGTAGATTGAAATAAAATTATTGCCTCAAATGTGGTGTTAGCTTCTAGGTAAATTGATATATCATCAGCATCTATAACGCCAAGAGCATTAGTTACTCCACTTATTGCACCGCTAGTAGCAGCAATAGCGTTATTAGCTACAGAAGAGAGAAACTCGTGAGATGACTCTGATGCAGTATAGTTTGCTGTTTTTACAAATAATAATTTAAATTGATTAGAAGAAAAATTTATTTGTCCATTTAATATTGCTTCTTTTGCTTTTTTGTAAACAAAATTAGACATATTAAATACCTATATCTTTAGATATTATAATTCTATACTTGTAGCCAGTTTCATAATACTCTTTGTCATTTGGATAGAATACAGGTGTGGCATCCGGGGAAGGCATGTCTAAGTAAACCTCTGGCTCCCACGAATGAATTGAAACATTAGCTAAAACTGTTTCCCATCTCGACGGTATTCTTTGAATTTTTTTTCTCTGCACTTTGAAGTAATCGTTATTAAGAAAGTTGGAAGCTGGGCGAGCATTGAAAGTAATTGTAACTCTGCCATTGTTATGTGCGTTATCAATATAAAATGAACCATTTTCAGGATCTATTGATTTTATAAAAAAATTAGGATTTTTAGCAATAATTTGAACTGTAGAAAAAGCATCTATTCTTAAAGATTTATCTTCAATTAGAATCTCTTCATAATCAGGTTCTTGGAATGAAGTTATATTAGCTATTACCGTAGACGGAGTAGCATCATCATTCTTAGTAAAGACTATGCTCTCTGATGGTATTTTTTCATTTACAGCATCAAAGAGATTGGTTACTTTTATCTTATATTCTTTATTAGCAGTTAACTGCTGGTCCCAAAATAATCTTAATGTTCTAGAGATCTGATTATAATCAGTAATTGTATTAATAGGGGCAAATGGACTATTGACAACAATTGGAGTTGCGTCAGTGCTTTCTACCGTAAAGTTTGGATTAATTAGAGTACTGATTTTAACAGTTCTACCAAACTTAATTATTACTACGTCAGCGTCTACACTAGCGTGCTCTATTAAATATAGTGCCACATTATCTCCTTATTCCTCTGTACATTTAGTAACCTTGTTTGGAAAAAGAATAAGGGACGGTAGTTACCTACCGTCCCAAATCCCTTAGGTTTAGTCACCAAAGTGACCGCAACTATAATTGTCCTAAGATTAGGCTGTTTCGTTAGTAACGAGAACCTCGTAGTTACGGCTGAGGTTAACGTTCTTAGCAACAGTGATACCCTCACCATCGCCAAGCATTACGATGTCGTAGCGCTCTTTCATCTTCAATTGACGGATGTCACGTGAAGGATCATCGAACTGATCGGTGGACATATCGTCCTTAACCAACAATGAACCAACTTCGTTTCTATCAATCAAGAAGAGGTCAGACTTAGCTGCCGTAGCACCGCTCTTAGCTGTGAAGCTTACGAATGGTGATACAAGGACATTAAGGCCCATAGGTGCAGTTGAGTTAAGTGCTCCATCTGCATTTGTAGGACGGTAGCCCCAACTTGTATTGACCGAAGATGCTGCTCCACCGTAGTGGAAGATTGCATCTTTGAGGAATACTGACCACATCAATGGGTGAAGAATGAAGTCGGTTGGAACATGCTTTTCTGCCATGAGAACTGCTGCCATGTCGACGATATCGTCCCACGTGATGGTGTCATTGAAGGCACCGGTAATGTCACGACCAGTTGTATCATCGTAGCCTGCATCGTCATTGTCGAAGACAATAGTTGCGGCGTCTTTGAAACGACTTAGTGCGATCTGCTCTTTCAAGCGAGCCATTGCACGACCTGCTGCGCGGACGTGAAGACCAACGATGTCCCAAAGGGAGTCAGCAATGACTTCCTCTGTAAAGGAGAGCTTAACGCCCTTCTTCGACACTTTGCCTTCAATCTGCTTCGCAAATGCGAGTGACTGCTCTGGGTACTCTTGTCCTTCAGGGATCTCTGCTGCTTGGATTGCATTAACTGCTGGGAATTCTAATGAACGGCCCTTTCCAAGGCGAACAGTAGAAAGTAAGGGTGTGATCAACAATTGTGGCTCTGCAGCCTCTCTTAGAGTGCGAGAGATAACTTTAGGGAAAAGTGCTGCTGCATCTGGTGATGCAAAAGCTTCCTTGACAGTAACTCTGTTGTCTTCGTCGATGTACCCATCCTCTGATAATGCGGTTTCCCAAGCTGGGAGACCTGAAAGGAGTTCTTGGATTGTTTTACTCATCTTAGGGTTTTCCTTCTTTTCTTTTTATAAGGTTAGGTTGACGCGGAATGCGCCAATGACATTGTTTACATCCAGGTTTGAACGGATGCCCAACTTGCCGCTATATGGACCACTTTGCGTGATTTCAAAAACGGTTTTGAGAGCGCCCGGATCTGAAGGCAACTGCATGTAGGAGAGGAGGCCGTCATCAAAATTGGTGGCGAACTTCTCTACTTCAATTACCTTACCAACTTGCAACCATGGGTATGATCCACAGTCAGCAGCTGATAATGCTCTTGGGCGACCCATAAAGTCTGGAGCGATTAATGAACCGACTGTTACGTCGTTGTTAATGCCATTGACCATTGGGTACTCTACGTATCCATGAGTGATGAAACCAGCACCCTGTGAAGTGCCCTTGTCAAAAGGACGGTAGAGATCGTATTGTGCAACGCCGACTGGAACGCTTCTTACTGCTACTTCAATGCTGTCAGTAGCGCCTGAGCTGTACGCAGGGGTTGCACCTGTAAGTGGAGACCATGAAGATGGCATGTTGTCGCCCCAGGTTACTGCAGAACCAGAACCATTAGCTGGAACTACTCTTGCATCACCATTAGCGTCAGCAATAACTGAAATGATTGTACCCTTAGGGATTACAATTTCAAAACGATCATCTTCACTGTCCGAATAAAAGGTCGGGAGACCTGGGTGTGTTAGGAGGTAAGCTGCTGGAGCGATACCCTCTGAGACTACTAAACGGCCTGTGCCGGTCTTAGTCCCTACTTTACGAAATTTTGCTAAACTCATTTAAATTTCTCCTTAGATTATGATTAAAGTTTACGGCGGCCCATTAAGGCATCTACAAATAACTGTTCTGGTGTATTTGTCACTTTTTCTTCGACTACTTCTTCTTCTCCGTTAATGGTGGTGACATTTTCTTCACCCTCAATAACTTCGATTTCCGAATTCATCTCTAACATCATTCCAGCTATTTTCTTGGTAGCTGGCATTTTTGCCAGATCTCTCAAAGAGTCAGCAAGAGATGAAGCCGAACGGCTAACATGTTCCTGAATAAGAGACTCTCTAATTTCTTGTGATTCAACTCCAGCTGCAATCTTTGCGTCTACAACTCTTTCAACAAGAGTTCTATGTAATGCATTTTTGAGCTTCTGGTTTTCTTCTTCAAGAGATTGAAGCTTGCTAGCATTAGCATTTTCCTCAGAGGCGCTTTCGTTGCCAGTGAGCTCTGCTTTTGCTACTTCTATTTCTTGATCTTCTTTTGAAACTTCAGGATTAGCTGAATCAACTACAACGAGTTCTTCTGCTGATTCTGAAACTTCTTCAGACTTTGCTATTCTCCATGATTCATCAGCTGGTTCTCCAGCCTCCATCTTGAGGAAAGACTTTAACTGCCATAGCCACTTTTTGTGTTGGCCATCTTGTTCAGTCAAGATATCGGCAGTTTCTTTTTGGTTTAATTCATTTGCTACCAAAAGAGCAGCAGCTGTGCTAGCATCAACTGTAGCAGCATCTTCTAGAATCTTTTGAATGGCTTTTAATAATGCTTCGTTTTCAACTACAGCTTTATCACTTACTTCTTCATCTTTAACTGATTCTTCTGCAGCTTCTGGGGCTTCTTCATTAGCGGTCTCTTCTTTGGGAGCCTCTTCTACTTCTGGTGCTTCTGTCTCAGGAGCCTCTTCTGCAGGGGTCTCTTCTGATTCTTCTACTGTTCCAGAAGCTATAGCTGAAAGATCTTGACTTAGATCTTCAACAGCAGCGAGTATGTCCTCGCTTACAACATTTGCGTCCATATTTGATTTCTCCTGTGGATTAATATCTTTTTCAACTTCTCCGCTAGATAGTAATGAATTAGCTTCACTATGTGCACTTTCACTCTCCTGTATTGCCATGGCGGTAAGGAAAGCACCTTTAAGATGCAAATAAAGAGGCTTTGATTCTTTCTTTTTCATATTTTTCAATAAAGATTCATGCTCATCAAAAGAGTAAATATCTTCTTCGTTCATGTGTAGAACGAAAGCAGAACTCTTAGCTACCCAGCCTTCTGAGGTTGGTTTTTTGTTTTCATCGTCCACTACAGTAGTGGATCTAACCCCGGACTTACCGTCAGCAGGTTGGTTTACGAAAGAATATTCCTTAAAGGAAATGTCTTGCATATCTATGAATGCAAGCTTACCTTTATAGACTTGACCTCTACGATACTTAGGAGCAGCTGGTCTTCCTGATGCGTTCTCGGTAGCGAGATCTTCTCCGGAAATGGAACAAACTGCTTTTCCTGCTCTACCGCCAACTGAACCAGTAAGATATCTCTTATCGAGGATCTTTTGTGCAGCAACTGGATCTGTAATTGCAACTTGCAATCTCACGAAAGGACTTCCGTCACCTTCTTTATCCATCTTTGCTGCCATAACACGACCAATAGGCTCTGTGTTGAGATCATGGTTCATGATGATTGGCTTAGGGTATGGCTCAACCCAGGACTGCAAGGCTTTTTCAAGCTCTACAGCGGAATAGTTATTGTAATTAGAGGTCAATCCGTTCATGGATTGCAGCAACTTCAATAATTAAGCCATAGTTAGCATTAAATGATTCCGAGAAATTATAGTTGCTCTCGCTGATATCTGGAAGTTGAACTGTAAAGTTCTCCGTGAATTCAAAAGTCATTTATTTGTTCTCCCTAAAGAGCAGTTTAAACTAAACATTATAGTAAGTTAAGTTATTATAAACTAAACATTCTTATATAAGAATATCATACTTTAGATAAAGATTGCAACACATCTTTATGTCTTGGATCGCCATTTTTAATAAAATCATTAAACATAGCTTTACTCATTATATGGGGGGCATACATGTAGGATGCACTAAACAGTTTATATCCCATTTTTGCACAGTTTCCAGACCAACCAAGATCTTCTCCCTGTTCATGTATTTGATAGTTTATATTTTGATACACATTTTTTGACATCATTTTTGCAGCCATTATAATGTCTGACTGAAAGTAAGTCCCTAACGGAAAGTTATCAATTCTCATTGCCTTTTTCCCTACTTCGCCAATCCACTTCATAACGCTAGGAAATCTCATTCCTACAGGAGTCATAAACATAAGTGGACTTACGGCATCTGCCCCATCTTTTATATGGGCTATTAATAACTCAATAGTGCTTGGATTAGTTAGTAAGATATCTGAGTCTAAGCTAAAGAAGTAATCAGGCTCATATTCTCTAACTTTATTTAAAAGAATATTTCTTAGATTAGTCATATTCTCATATTTAGAGATAGTCCATTGACGCATTCCTTCTTCGTGGGAAGAATGATTTAAAGTATCTGCCGATATAAAGTCTACAAAAGGAATCTCTGGATGGACTGATTTCCATCTTTCGATCATGGCTATAGTGCCAGTATCATCCTTACTTCCAACAAAAACAAAACCTATTTCACTTAATGGAAAAGATTGATTTTCTATGCAAGATGCCCAAGCTGGGAATATCCATTCCCTATCATATATAGGGCAACCTATAATGAGTTTCATTTTACTTTTCGGTAGCAGCTTCTTTGGGAGCAACTTTGTTTCTAGATTGAACTTCCTCTTCTTTTGTAAGAGGCTTTGATTCTTCAACCTTAGGCACTTCTACAGGCGCGGGTACATCTGCAGGAGTGATGATTTCTTCTACGGCAACAACATCTTCTTTTTGATTGGCGGCTTCAAGTTCATCGATCTTGTCTGCAAAAGCTACAACAATATCAACTAGAATTTGTAAACCTAGTCTAGCTTGGCCATTATCTACTGCTGTTACGAATGCATCGATTGCATTGTCGCCGTATCTCATTTGTTTTCCTATTTCTGATTCAATATACATTAATCTACCTGTTCGTTTCGTTCGACTGTTTCGTCTTGCTCATATACATTATACTCGTCTTTGAGTGCATTTTCAATCATTGGAAGCCAAGAAAGATCAGATCTTCTTATATTAGGAGAAGTTCTTCTGCCCTGTTGATTTGCTGGACGAATTACGTTACCAGCACCTTTTCTCTTTGATGGCAGATTCTTCTGGCCCTTAGGAGCAGGTTTCTGCTTATCTGAATTCTGAGCCCCTGCTGTTACTGGAGGAGCATTATCTGCTACAACTTCTGCCTGATTTTTTGCTATCTCCATTTGGATATCAGCTTGAATGCCGGCGAACAATTCATCTCTATCATAATCTGGATCCATACCAAGTTGTACTCTAGCTTCAGGTAAAGTGATTGTAGAGTTAGTATATTTCTGTATTATGTGAGTTTCTTTTTTAACTTGCGTATCAACATCAATCTCATTAAATTTAAAATAACATCTATCAGAAACGCCTGTTTCCATTGGGTTTACGATTGGATCGAATCCGCCTTCAAATAATAATTCATTGAAGAAATGTAGTCTAATCATCTCAGACATTTGCTTCTGGTATTGCTTAACCTTGTCATACAGTGCGGTGTCTAGTCTGTCGGTCATAGCTCTGTTGCCACCGTTCATAGACATACCTAGGTGATGAGGTGCTACTCCAAGTCCAATAGCTACTCTTTCCTTAAAGTGATTCAAATAACCTTCAGCATTTAATGAAGCATTATTTGCGCCTATAACTTCTACGTCATGTCTAAAAGGAAGAATTAATCCACCCTCAGCTCGCATACTTTCTATCTCAGAAGATGCTCTTTCAATTTCCTCGGGCTCAGCTGGTTGATCGGCTGTTCCAATCTTATATTTATAAAGAGGGAATAACTCTCTATGGACTAAGTTTTGAATATCTTCTTCAAGCTGTCTTAAAGCAATAATATCATCTAGGGCTGCACTTATAAATGGAGTACCAAATGCACGTCCCGTCTTCTTGTCGAAATGTAAGTGGATTACCTTGTCAGCGTCCCATACAGGGTCTTTGTCTGTCGGCATGTAGGTCCAGGGGTTAGTCTGCTGTCTATAGGCCTTAGGCTTGTTGTGCTTGTCTCGTAGGATTCTAACCTGCTCAGTTGGGATAATATAATATCCAACAATTGGTTGAGTGCCGTTTACCGGGGTTAAAGGTGTAGGAAAGTACTGAGACATGTCAGCTCTTGCTTTGACTATAAATACGTTAGAGAATTTAATCAAATGATCTGTAACCTCAAGCAGGAAATCACTAAATGGTCTCTTCATGGCTATTTCCATAAAGTCAATTCTTTGATTAATATACGCAACAGCCTCTGGATTTTCTCCAGTAATAGTCCAGCCTTCTTTCCAGAACAGCTCCTTGTACTTAAGCATCCCTTGCTTAGCGTAAGAGTCGGTATCTAGGGCCTGTAATATTCTTTCAAAGTTATAGGGCGATGGTTCAAAGGTAGCCCTAACGTTGTAGTAGTAAGTTGTGCCACGAAAGCCCAAAGCCAAGGATGCTGGTTTAAGCGCCTTGGATAAAGACTTGACCTGATCTGGTTCTATGGACTTTGCTAGAAAATCGGCAGAACTATTCTGGACAAATGGAAGATAATCTTTTAAAGCCATTTATATTCTCCTGTTTAAATATATAACTTAATAGTAGTATTTAAAACTACAAAGGAGAAGTTAGCTATTGAGCTTGTAATTCTGTAGCCTCAAAAGCTCTTTTGACGATAAGAGCCTTAACTGACTCGAGCCAAAAAACTGTTTCAGCTTCGTTGAAATCACTCTTGTAACCAAGGTTTTGATCACTAATGGTAATAGTAATTGCAAAATCCTTTTTAGGTTGTGCTGGTGCTTCTGTCTGTATTTCTACTGGTGCTTCTTCTGCTGTAGCTTGTACTTCTTGTGACATTATTTTACCTTTTCATTTGGATTGGTGGGGGTTTCAAATTCATCAACTGGCGCTTGTGCCTGTGCTAGTTGCATAGTTAGTTGTTTTATTGCAGCTTCTTTAACTACAAGTTCTGTTATCAGCTGACTTACTTTTTCTTGAAAAGCCTGCATGATCAGATTGATGTCTAAATTTTGTTCATTCATAACATATATTATATCAGACGAGCTTCCAATTCATCAATCTTAGATATCATTTTTTTGATGACTGCTGCCATCAATGGAACCATTTTTAGTGTAGAAACACCATAATATTCATTATCAACGCTTGGCTCCAATACAGCAAGGGGATACACTTCCATCAATTCTTGAGCAATAAACCCATGAGATTCTGCATCATTTGATTTCCAATTGAATTTTACTGGTCTTACTTCCCTAAATATATCTAACGCATCATCAAAATCTCTAACATTATTTTTTAGTCTTATATCAGAAGCAACATCCCAAACAACAAGGTCTGTGGCACTTGTTCCCCATCGGATACCTCCTGCTGCAGCACTCGCAACGGTATTATCATAAAATGCAAGAAGGCTTTCCCCATTTACATAAGGTCTTGCAGCTCGAAGATTGGCATTTGTTCCATTAACAACCTGAAATGTCCCATGACCGGTGCTGATAGTGGATCCAGTATAGCCAGCAGCACTGCCCGCTGTTGTTGCATACGCTGCAGACCCAACACTTAAGGCTGATGTCAGGTATGAGCGAAGATAGTCGTCACTCCCATTTGTTCCCCAAACTCTTGGGGGGTTTGAGTTATTACCTTCGTTGCCATTAGATGAGTTAATATAACCAACTTGCAAGTATCCAGTACCATCGGTATGAACCATTAAGTTTGCAGTATTATGACGACCACTTGTAAAACCATATCCATGCAAAGAGCTACTGGTTAATACTCCAGTTAAATTAATATTGCCAGCAGTCAATGTTCCAGTAGCGGTCATATTACCAGTACTGTACATAGCTACATATGATGATGTACTTGCATTTTGGACAACTACCTCTGCATATGTTCCTGAAGTATCGCCAATACGAGCCTCATATAGATTGTCGGAAAAAGCGGAAGTTGATGTTTTCTTTATTTGAATATACTCACCAACAAGGGCGGTTGAATGAAATTGGTTTACATGAGGACCACCAACATCACTTCCGGGATTTGAATAGATATAAATATCACCAAAGTTGTCAAGGCCATAATAATTATTATTGGAATTAAGATATGGTGATGAACCTTGTGAGTTCATTGATGAGCTACTTATAAGTACAGGGCCAATTCTTCCACTTGTTGCTTTAATTGCTCCTGCTGCTGTTACTGCAAATGGATTAGTTGTTGTATTGAAAGTTTCAGCCCCAGACCATATATTTCCGGTATTGTCAATATGGAAAGAAGAAACATCCGCAACTGCAGTTGAACCTACGTCAACATTTCCAGTGTTAGAAACTTTAAAAGGAGCAGTAGCGTAAGTGCTTGCCCCAGACCATATATTTCCACTAGTATCAACGTGAAAACTACTGGTTCCGGTACCAATATCAAGTGAAGTACCGGTAATTGATCCACCAGTAATAGCTGGCGTTGTCATTACTGCACCCGTAATGTTTACGCTTGTTGCAGTCAATGAACCGGTGTTTGAGACTTTAAAAGGAGCACTAGCGTAAGTGCTAGCTCCCAACCACATGTTTCCGTTAATATCAACATGGAATGACGAGGCATCTAATCCACCTATGTCTAATGCAGTTCTAACGGTTAACTCATTAAACTCAGCGTCTCCGAGACCTGTTATTTTCCAACCAAGCAATCCTGCTGAATAGTTAGAAGATTTTATTATAGAGTTAGCGCCATTGAGTGTTATCTCAGCTGCACCGATTGTTCCAGTGGTAATTTTTGCTGCAGTTAAACTGCCAATAAATTCTTCATCAATCAATGGCGTATCTGTATCAGTTTCAGTAATTAAAGTCCATGGACCCACATTACCGGAAGTGTCTATAGCTCTAATTGCCCCATAATATGAAACTGCAGAAGTTGTAGAGGTTGTAGAGGTTGTCGTGCTATTTTCTACGGATACCGTAAATACATTAGCTAAATTAAAACCTTGACGGTAAGGTGTTATTGTTCCAGAATTTATGCTTACGTTACCATTTAATATATAAATCCCGGAACCGACGGGAGATTCGTCTACTTGATCTTCTGTATAAAGTCTGTATTCATATGTAGCTATGTCTAGATCTTCAGAATTATCAAAAACAAACATCACCGTCTGGAAAGACGCATATAGTTGAAGATTATTTATAGCAGTTGGTATTGTACTATCCTGCGGAACTCTAAATTGAATAGTATCGACATAGTCAGATATTATGTTTAACTCTGGGTCTTTAGCTCTTACTGTTACTAGATAATTTTTTCCGTGGCTTTAAATCTTGTACGGTTCTTTTTATAACGGCCATTATCGCACTCCTCCTACTGTAATAAAAGATAAATCTGGATTGAATTCTTCTTTTTCATAAATTAACTTATAATTAGGAGAGAACATATATTTCTCTATTTTAACAGAGTTAGACTGAGACATTATATTTTTATCTGTTAAAGTTTCAATTTCAAATATATATTTTTTATACTCTAAGTTAGAATTTTCATATAAAATTTCAGATTGAAATAAGTTGGAACTATAGCAATCTATTTCTGTCCAGTCTAAAATAACATTTTTTGAAATAGAATTATCATCATATAAAGATAATATTCTTATTCTAAATTTACCAGACCTTGGCCCTTTTTCTCCATAAATTTCAAAACCTGGACCATCAAAAATACCAAAAGCTTTAGCTCCTGGAGTTAATGAATAATTGTCTTCCCAATCAGTCCCATTATTATATAAAGCTAATTGATAGCTCTTAGTAGAAGAACTAGTAGCTGAGTATGTATATGATGAAAAACTAGCAACATCTAAGTCAAAAAAAGCACCTTGTGCGTATATTACATCTTGTGGGTTATCTACCATTTTATAAACAATTTTATCATCTAAAGTAATAAATTGCTGCAAGTACTTAAGGTAGTCTGTTCCATAGTAAATAGAATAAGACATAGTACTTTTTGTATTTTTATTATGTTTTTCTGCGGCCTGAAAATAAACTAGACTGTTGCCAGAAGTCGCACTATCAATAGCCTTGCTTCGAACAACTTCCCCAGCGACATCAGATTCACTGTCTTCATAAACTACAATATATGAATCTTGGGTTGTCTCAACCCCTAAAGTTTCATTATAATATTTATTTACAGACTTAGTACCTAGGTCAACATATACAACTTCACCGGCTTCAATGTCTTCTTCCAAATCGTCTATTAAGACTCTTCTTCTCAAGGGGGGCGCGGCATACTGAAGTGTAGCTGGATCGTTTGTTATTGTGCTTATTCTTAGACTCAAATCTGAAGTAGATATAACTACTCCAGAATTAGTGCTTTTTACGTATTGAAACCAACTCATATTAAATCTCTACGTACACAATTTCATATTCATATATACCATCTATTTCATCTGGAATTTCAATATTTAAAACTACATCAACTACTGGCATTCCACCAGTCCTTATGTCCGGAACAAAAGAATTAACAGTCACTTGCATTTCCCCAAGCGTACTTTCTCCAAATAAATCAGTCTCTTCTCTAGGGGAGCTGTAATCTATATCCGTAGACCTTATTCGCATAGAACCATCTTGCCCCGTGTGCGCGTGAGCACTTAAGTCTACTCCGTCTATAGTTACTCTGTCTGCAACTTCTATGTTTCCAAATATAGCTCCACCAGATCTCATTAAGTATTGAGGATGGCTGTCTTCCGACAAATCATCTAGCAAACCGTGGCTTGACTTTAGGGTTTGATTCCTGTTCTCGTCTATAATTACTCTATCAAATATACTTGATGTATTATCTTCTTTTACTTCAATTAATATCTTAGGTCTTGTGCTAGCTTTGGCGGACAATTGATCTATGTAGCTAATATACTTTTTTCTTTGTAAATTTAAATTAACTAATCTGTCAAACTTACTTCTAAGGTTAGACCTTCTTTGTATCATATCGGAAAGTATAGAGCCAAAGTTTCCTTTAAAAGCATTTACTGCAGTGATAATCTCTTCTGCCAATACTGGAGCTTCACTTCTTAGATTAGTTGTTTGTATATCTAATTCCAATGGGGCTGAAACGTTTGATTTAAATTTTAATGAAGGGCTTACATATCTTTCATAGAAAACTTGACTGTTATCCATTAGTTCTTTCTTTAAAGAAAAAAGCACGTTGTCTACACCTTCAGTATAGGAGGCTACTCGAATCGAGAAAAAAGCTTGGAATTGAGCGGCTTGTTTTTTTGATACATAATCCACTTCGGAACTTGAGAGATAATCTTGTCCTTGCGCGAGTTGGTCGGCAATGACTTTCGTATAGTGCGCTGCCATCTCTGCCCATGAAAAGTAGAATGAGGCTGCTTGCTGCTGTGATTCATCTTCATAAATATCTCCAAAATCGTAAGTTAAAGAATTCTTAATATAGTTTGCTTCATGCAATAATAATTTTAAAAAATATCTAAAATCAAATAAATGAACAAAAACCGAATGAGACATTAATCTGTCGTAGTCTTTTACAAATTTTCTACAGCCTCTGCATCCATGTTTTTCCGCATAAAGATATTCGGAAAATGAAACGTACTCTGGGTAGATAGCATTTGATAAATGATTCTCTAGATCTGGGGCTTCTATATATTGCCCAGTAGTCTCATCGAAATACTGGCTTCCACCAATGTACATAACTCCTTCTTCCCCACTGTCAGTTACTGTTGAAGGAGGAAAGTATTCTTCTATTAGAGCTTTATTATTTGTGTTTAATTCATCCCATATGTGAAAATGAGAATCTTCTAAACCTGGATCTAAATATGGATTTAAATATACATTCTTTAAATTTTGTTCGTATGTTGAAAGTAGCTGTGTAATATCTTGAACAACTATCCCCATTCTATTTTTTACGGCTTGAAGAGGAACTGTATAAGGTTTAGTCCATGAATAAGTATTATAATTTTCTAGATCATTAAATCCTTGATCTTGCCTTCTAGCATACGCGTCTTGGCTCGTTGAATTACTAGAACCTTCTGCTACTTTATAGTCATTAAATACGGAACTATCTCCGCTTTGTAATTCTTGAGATCTATTAATTGACATTATTAAAACATCTTTCTTGCAATTTTTTTGGCTGATCTTTTAGTCCTCATGCCAGGATTTGCATTTATTTCTGAAGTTCTATTTTTAACTGGAGAAACATCAGCTGAGTTTTTATCTACATCTGCTATATCGTCTAGTCCCATTTTAGGCATAAAGAAAGTATTAGAAAATGACTGAGTGTTTTGCGCAAAATTCATTTTATGGAACTCGCCATAGTTCTGGGTTATAGCCAATAGCGCTAACATCAATGCATCGTGTGCGTGATCTACTGCTGAACCGCCGGCTTCAAAAACGGGACGACCAGAAGATGTGGTTCTAGTTACAATATAAGAAATTAATTGCATATATATTTCTTCGTCTTCTATTGGAAATAATATAATTTCTTTTTCCAAGTATTGTCTTAAGTTATCAACCATGTATGGTTTAATTTCTTTTTTAATAGGAAGTTTTGTATATGGATCTCTTACTTCTATGGTTTCCCCAAAGCTAATACCTTTAACTCGTTCTCTTAACTGAGACTTAGGATTTTCCATCCCATACTTGTGAAGTAGTTCTACTTGAACCTCACCAAAACCACGGTCAACATAAATATGTTTAGGTTGAAGAAGTTCGTTCAATTCCACAATTCTATTGACACCTTTAGTTAATGTAAATTCAGATTTAGGTATTTCTTCCCTGTAACACATTCTGGTTTTATTCCTAAAGCGTTCTTCTTCGTATAGTTCATTGCAGGTTTCAAGAACAACTATGTTTGTACCTGCGCCATATTTATCCCAGTCAACACCAATTGTAAAAAAACTTCTAGCTGAAGTAATTTCCGGATAATATTTCCAACCTGGATCAAGAAAAGCTTTATCTATATATTTTCTAGGGTAAACGCCTTCGCCATCTTCTCCCCAGTCGGCTTCAATTTCATGTCGATATGCACCTTCTGAATATTGTTCTCTAAATTCTTCTTCTTGCTCTTTGGCGAAGAAAGGATTACAGTAGGAGGGGAACCAAAACTCTTTAAATCTATCATTAGATAAACACCATTCCCAAAAACGTTCTCGTCTACCAGTTGGGGTTGATGCACCTATTAGAACCTTGTCTGGTTGGTCTTCAGCGGTCTTCTGGAGCATTGCATACAGGGCGTCTAGGTCATCTGCATGCATGTAGTCCATTTCGTCTAAAACGATCACATGAGCTTCCTGACCACGAGCAACGTCTGACTTACCTCCCGAGCGCATGCCCGAGGTAAAGAATCTAATAGTTGATCCATTGGAAAACTGAATCATAAACTGAGGGGAAGTAACTTTTCTAGATATAGAGTTAGTTACCAATTCATTCTTAGAAGCTAATCTTAATATCTCTTGATAGATTAATTCTACGTGAGATTTCATTGGGGCAATAACCAAGCATCTTCCATCTTTGCTTGTATAGCTATAATGAAGAAGATACAGGGCCATGCTGTAGGTTTTACCTAAACGACGACCAGCTCTCAGTACTTTTCTTAAAGAAGGGTCTCTCAATATTAAAGTCTGATACACTCTAGTTTCAGCACCGAGAAAGTGTCTACCCCAAGTGCATGGATCTTTTGCTAGATGAATCTGCCTTTGTTGTTCTGCAGAAATCCCAACTTCAAGCAATTCTCTATCTAGTTCAAAAGGCTCATCTACCAATAATGATAATTCATAATTAGTCACATCCCTACCCATAACGGGACTTCCATCCTTCCAGTTAAGGTGCTGTAATTTGTTTTGAAAAACCCATTCAATTCTATTGACTTGCTTGATGATCTCTGGGTCTTGAGCTTTAAGGATCTCCAAAAGATCTTCCCTAGGAAGCTTCTCCATCATTTTTCTAAATTTAATAGTTTTTTCTGCGATTGTCATAATTGTTTATCCAAAATGAGATGCCATCATTGCACCTTCTGATCCTAATGCCGATCTAGCATTGAGTCTTGAGTTTTGTATTGCTGCTACTCCTCGAGCCCTTGATGTTGCTGCCACTTCGTTATCTTTGTATCCCATTCCAAACATTGGTTTGTCAATAGAACCCTTCATAGATTTTACAGCATCTTTGGCTAGGTTAATGCCACTTTTAACAACTTCTCCACCCATTTTTCCAAGATCATATACCAATGAAGCTGTAGCTAATAAGTTTAATCCAGGGATAGCCATCATTCCTGCTCTAGCCCCTAATACCATTGCACCTTGCTTAGTCCCTAGTGCTTTAGCTGTATTTTTTATACCAATAGTTTTAATAACACCTTGATCAAGTGCCTTTGTTGCCACCCTAGTCTTATTGCCTCCAAGTGCTGTTGACAAATGACTAACTGCTCTATTAGCACCAGTCATTGCTTCATCCATAAGTCCACCAGCACCAGAGTGACCTAATGCTCCTCTGAAATAGCCTTGCATGAAACGTGATCCTTCAGTGGCTCCAGCAGAAGCCAATAAGTTTCCAGTAAGTCCAACTTGAGGACCACCTGCTAATGCTTTAGCCATTGGTGACATTGTTACTGTGGGACCTGCAGCTCTGGCAGCAAGTAATCTGTCAGCCACGTTAGAGCCCATTCCAATAGGAGCGGTACGCATGCCAGCAGCTACTTGAACCGTAGATTTACCCTGTAATATAGCTGGATTATTCATCCCCGCTAGTCTTCGAACTTGTTCTTGACCAGTTGCTAATTGACGAGCTGCTCTGCCAGATCCCTTTCCAACCCTACGTTCTAAGGTATCAAGCTTTCTTCCAGCGGTCATCATCGACACCATACCACGTTGGAATACTTGTGTTTCTGGTGCTAGAGCTGCATCAGAGCCATATACTGCAGTTCTGAACGCACTACTCTTTGCTGCTTGGCTACCGCCCATTTTAGCTGCCATTTGAAATGGAGAATAAAATGGAGTTTTATCTGCGGCGTTAAACATTGCCAAAGAATTATATCTACCTAAAGCTGCTGGTCTAGTAGTTAAGTGATTTGCCCTTGCTCCTTTGAGAAATGGCATTTTTGTGTCTGCGCCTACTGCTGCAGCTTTTCTGGCTCTAGTAGTTTTTGATCCATAAAATGCATTACTGCTAGGACTTTGAAGAATTCCTTCTTTAGTAAAGCCACCAAGTTTTCCTGGCCCACCAAAACTTCTACCACGTATGGACATTTCGCGACTGCGAATATTAACTTCTTTTCCAGCAATTGTGAATTGTTTAGCTGGAGTTTTGAATGTTTTGTCGCCAAATCCAAAAGTTCTATTATTATCCCCAAAGCCACCACGCATTATGGTGTTAGAGCCTCTATGTTGAGCAAACAGGAAAGACGCCGAAAAGCCAGGAAGATTCTCTAGCATTCTAAATGCTAATGGGGTTTCGCCTCCACTAAGCTCATTCTGGTCGGGATCCATGTTTAACCCCTTCTGCTATTGTGCATGCCGAGAACCATGTCACCATATGCTTGAGTAGAAGATGCTTGCATAGCTGAACCTTTTGCATAAGGTGATTCATTAAAAAATTGTTGATTTCTATTAACATAACTTCTTGCCATAGTTGATGCGCCTAGTGCCGCTCCGGCTATTGCTCCAATAGCACCAAGGGCTCCTCCGCCAATTTTTGAAGGCACTCCTCCTTTGAGTAGTGTTTTGCCACCAATGCCTGCAATCTTTTTTCCACCAATAAGAGGAATGTCTTTTGCATAGTGTGTTGGAACATTTATACTTTCTTTAAGGGTTTGCTGCTTTAGCATGGAGCCTGCTGCTCCTGCACCTATCCCACCAAATATCCCACCAATTGCTGCTCCACCTATAGTGCCTGCAGCTCCAACTCCGGAACCTGTTTTGGCATCTATTAATCCACTAACACCCAATCCTTGTGATCCCATAAAATATTTATCTGCTTCTGGGTCACCAAAGGCAATATCATTAGCAGCGTTTATTGCAGGGTCTACTGTTTTGTTAGCAACGCCAGCAGCAAAAGCTCCGTCCTAGTAGTAGTCCAGCACCTTTTCCACCAAGCATCCTTGTTCCAATATTTGCTAATGCTGCCATTTAAAATCATCCTCCATAAAGATGGTTATATTTGTTTGGACCCATTTGGGTGTGACCTATTTTGTTTCTGTCTAAGTTTCCAACAATACCGGCAGTAACCAATGGGTCTCTTCTAGTACTTTGAGGGCTAGCAAGTGATGCTTGACTTCTTTGTGTTGCTCTTCTTGGGTTCCCAGGTTCTGTTGGTTGAGATTTTACGGTCTCATCATAAAGATCAGATTCCCTGTTCTTCTTTGACATATAGTAACCAATACCTGCGGCAGCTAGACCTATTGCGGCATAACCTAAATTAGTTTTATTTTTAAGAAATAAATCAGTCATTGGAGTTTTTATATCTGATCTTATTTTTTTAGTAAGGTCAACTTCTTCGCTTAAGACTTTAGATGTCCTAGATTTTCTAACTACACTCTCTGCTGCTTTTCTTGCCTTGGGATCATTTTCAAATATCTCTCCAAGTTCATTGGCCCTATTCAATGCCTGTTCAGCTTCTCTTTGAGCCATTTCATCAGTTAAGCCAATGGCTAAATCGCTTTGAGAGTTTCTCATAGCAGAAAGTGTTAATGCACCGTTTTCAGAGTGAACCAATCTCATATGGTGATTTGCTAATCTAACATCGTTATCTACTATGTCAAGATCTCCACCCATTAAAGCTTGAACTGCTTGCTGTACTGGCTGTCCTTCTATGTTTCCTACTACAATTCCTTTTTGTCTAATTTTTTCAGCCAAATCTGCTGTAAGCCTATCTCTTTCTGCGGTATCAGTACCTGCACCTATTGCTGCCAGTTTAGTCCTATCCATAGTCTTAATATCTTCTAAACCATTTATATCACTAAGATAGTCAAAGTGTTCATTTATGTTATTTAGCATACCTTTTT